CACCACGGCAAACAGCACATTTTTCGGGTTCTTCTTCAGTGCTGCTTTTGTTCGACCGATAAGGTCCTTATACAGCGGCTTGTCCACACCCCAGCGGGTTGAATTCTCCGAGGCACCACTCGCGTCACTGTATGTGCCATCAGCTCCGGTGGTGAACGCTGAACCACCACGACAGCACGGAACCAGCAGAATGCCCGCATTCGCCGGTATAAACGGCAGCAATTTTTTGGCGATATGCAGCCCCTGCCCCACGGTTCCGTACTGCCTCTTTGACAGGTCCGCTTTCGGATGGTTAAGGCGGCTCATGTCCTGCACATCATGCAGACAATGGTCCGCCGGAATGATGTCGTTATATTTACAGGCGACACCGCCCGGTGTCACCGTACTGCGGCGCGCCAGCTGCTTAATACGCGGGTCCGGACGGTCATATGTCTCCGGCAGCGGAAGGCCTTCACCATATGCCATGCTGTTTGACTGCCCCGCCAGAACCACAACAAAGTAATACTCCGGGTCTCTGGTGGCGCTGATTACTGCACCTTCTCCACCTGTCGGCTTCACCACAACAGGTGTGCTCACATCACCTTCTGCGACAATCGCCTGAATAAGTGCTGCGCCATCATCCGTATACGAAGAAAACGGCCCGCCGTATGGTTGCCATCCTTCACGAATTTTTTGAGCAAGTGCATCAGCAAGGTCTGACGGCGACGCCGCCCTG